CCTAATGTACCCTGTACACCTTGTGCTCCAATTGAACCTTTGTCGCCACGATCACCAGTTCTAGCAAATGTAATTGTTACATTATTGTTTTGTTCAAATCCACCAGTGCTTCCTGAAACATAAGAAGATCCTACAGTGTAGTACCCATCATTTTCATGTAATGATGAAATGGTAAATAATGCAAATGCTGCTAAATTAGATCCTAGACTTACTCTAAAATGTCCTTTGATTGTTGACGTTGAGTCGTCAATTGTACGAATAAAATTTTGAATATCTGTGCCATCATGATCGGCGTCGTCAATATAAAGTTCAGTTGCAAGTGCCAAATTATCATGATTATTAAACTTTAAAAATCCAGTACCAGGATCTGTATTGGCAGTATTTTCGCTATAAATGTATGTAAAAGATGCGCCGCTAAAATCGCCACTCAATCCTTGTGCGCCAATATCTCCTTTATCGCCTTTTGAACCAGCTGAACCTTGAACGCCTTGTTCACCTTGTGTACCACTACCAATTGCACCTTGTACACCTTGAGTGCCTATTGCGCCTTGTACACCTTGATGCCCCTGTGCACCTTGTGCGCCATCTACACCATTTGTTCCTTGTACACCTTGTGCTCCTATTGCACCTTGAACGCCTTGTGCGCCCTGCGCACCTTGTGCTCCGCTACCTCCACCACCACCTTCGCCAGGTTCGCCTTTTTGACCTTGTGCGCCTTGTGCACCTGCACCAGTAGCGCCTTGAACACCTTGTGCTCCTTGAACGCCAACTTCACCCTTTGCACCTTTATCGCCTTGCGCGTATAACTCATCAAAGTTATCATTAATTTTGTCAAACGCAACGCGAAGTTTATCGCCTGTTCCGTCGTTTGCAGCAGATCCGAGATTAATTGTTTGCTTTGCCATTTTATTGCTCTTCGTCTGAAGTGATTAACTCAGTGTCTGCAGTAATAAAGAAACTGTCGACACTATATGTATCTGTATTTGCAGTTACAGGATATATGTATGGATATTCTTGCAGCACATCTGTAAATCCAAAGTCAGCATTTGCTGCTGAATTTGCTGGATTTGGTGTTGCTGATTGATATACCAACTGCAATGGTGTGTTTACATCTTCTAAAATTAAACACGCTTCTTTTGAGTCGCTTCCATATAATTTAATATTTTCTTGAAATGTTCCTGACTGAACTTGAATCGTGATTGTGTTGCCACGTTGAGTGCTTACACGACCAATTGCTGTTGCATTGGGTAAATCGTTTCCTTGATAAACAGTTTCACCAATTTTGTATATGCAGTTTTCTTGCAACACAAATTGACGCAATGCTGTGCCTTCAATTTCATATGAAACATTTGCAACAGCCTTGCGAATAAGACTAGATTCAGTCGTACCGCTATAGAAGTATGTTTTCATACTAAAATTCAAGGTCCAAATCAAATAACGAACTGTTCCTTTTTCACCTTCAAAATCTTGTGAATAACTTACGTCATTTAAAATAATTGGAATATCGCGTTTGGTTTCAATATTATCAATAAAATTAATTGATACTGTATAGTCTGGTTCAAAATATGGCAGTATTTGTTCAATGATTTGTGTGCCATCTTCTACGTTACGAACATAAAGATTCAATTCGAATCCAAGTGTATATGGCACACCACTGCGCAAATAATCTAATTTTGAATTTGATTTTACATAAAAAACTTCGTTAAACGAAGAAAGTTTTCTTGATGGATCGTAATTGATTGATGTAATTTCGAATGACATTCTTGGTAAAAGTGTTTGCACATTTTTTTGCAAATCGGGATTACCGAGAAGTCTTGTAATAAATGTTTCTTTTGGCGCATATGAAAGAGGAACTTTAAATCGCTCGACTTCAGTTGTAGTATTGTTCAAATATCTTTTGAGAGTAATGTCGTTGAAAATGCTGCCAAATGCAATCACATTTTTGCGTATAATTCGATGATAATATGATGAACCTGATAACATTATGGTTCACCGAATGGATTCGTTTCAGTAAAGTCTAATACGCCACCATCTGCTTCATTTTCAATATCAAAATTATTGTCAAGCCCATCATTCATGTTGTCTTGTAAATTCACAGAATTTAGTGTGAACGATGCATTTGATGTTACACCTTTAATTGCTGTTGCAATCGCAAATCTTCCTTTAACATTTTTTAATTTTAATTTTAGTATTGTTTTGTCCCAATCAGCAACATAACCTGTCGCTGTTGCAGTATTTAAAGTGTTACCTTGATATACTTGTTCGTTTACTTGATATGTAAGTGTACCACCAGTTGCCATCGTATACTCATAAACAAACCCTAAAGTATTTTCAATATTGTCAACTTCTGGATCACCAGTATTAAGATCTTCATTACTGTAACGAAATAGTTCGCATGTAACAAGAAATCCATAATAACCTGCTCTACCAAAATTATAGAAAAAGTTATCGCGTTCAACGAAAGTAATCTCAAATAAATTTTTAAAATTTGTTAACCAAAGTAAGTCGCCTTCTCTTGGTCTTTGTAGTTCTTGCGGTATACCATATTTAAATGCGCGATGAGGTATTACAAATTGAACTTGTTTGCGAATTTCAAGACCAAATTTACTAAACAAATCACCGCCTTGAAAGCCATCAACGTTTTGAACATACACTGCAAGTGGATATGATGATGCGTATTTTTTAGTTGGGTCATCTCCAAAAATTAAATCAAATGATGAACCACTTTCTCTTGGAATATATTTTGCATCAATACCATATGTGTTAACAACTTCACCGATTAAATCTTCATATAATCGTTGTTCTGGTTTTGAATCGTAATTGTTAAAATATACGTTTGTCGGCATTAGCCAATCTCAAACTGTGGTGGCTCTTCGTAAGTATCGCGTAATTGTTCTTCTAAGTGTTCTATTTCTTCAGAGGCTTCATTCCAAATTTGTTGACCATTTAAAGTAATGCCGCCTGGTAATTGAACACCTGCAAATTTCTTTAGATTTTCGCCCCATTGTTTTTTGAACAATGCAGTAGTATATTTTTTAAGCCACGTGTCTGACCAAATCTCGGTTAAAATTGTTGGATCTAATACCTTATAGCAATCTATAATTAGATAACTACCGACTGTAACCTTATTGGACCAGTTTAGATCAATGTAAAGTTTATCGTTTGTTCGATTGAAACGAATAGGTTGTTCGCCTAGAAATAAAAGATCTAGTGTTCGAATGTGTTGTTTTGCTAATGCATAATAGACATAATCAGCTGATGTGAAGTCATAAAGTTCATTTAGACGCAATTGATATGTTAAATCAAACATATTGAAATTGCCCGAAGCAGTCGAATTCACACTATCTGTTGCAAGTGGGAATATTCTCGTGACACCAATTACAGTGCTTGGCATTGAGATATAGGTATTTGAAATATCCCCTGCTGTTATTTGATGCTTTAGATAAGTTTTCTCAACACCATCGTAGTGAAACTGCTGATACATGCTTAAAGCGTCGTCGATTCGATCGTCTAATTGATCGTCGTCGACGTTTATTTCAATCACTGGGAATCCGAGTTTGCGAAGTGCATAATCTTTTAGTTCGGAGCGAGAGGTAGGTTTAGCCATTAAATTTCATCTCTTGGGTGACGTTGTGTCCATAGCACTAAACTATATTTAGTTCCACTTGTAATTGGTAAACTTTCGTGTCCATGAGTTACCTGACCTGGCCAAAGAAGAAGATCGCCGACATTCATATGTGTATTTTTAAAGTTATGCCTTTTAAAGAATAACTCAGCGCCAGTATAATCGTTGTTTAATTTTACTGTACCGCTTACCATTGAAGCGTCGTTGTGGCAAGAAAGAGATTTTTGAGTATCTGGGCTATATCGAATCACAAACAAATCTCGAACGCCGTACATTTGCGTCGGAGACCAGTAATGTTCAATTGCTGGAAAAACATACTTTTTTAGGTTTTCCTCAATTGCATTCCAAAGACTTACATCAATTGCTTTGATGCGAAGCTCTTGACCTGGAAATTTATCATAATCCAAAGGTTTAAATCCACCATTTTTGCGCGCCGTTTCTTCCGCTAAACCAATTAAATCGGCGCACATTTGAGGCGTCATAAATTTCATTTGTATAATTTCAGGTCCAACGACATGATATTCGCTTGTATTCGCGAAAGTATATTTGTTTGCTGATTTTACGGAATAAAGTAGATTATAAATCGCATCAAATCGTTCTTTTGCTACTGGACCACCATTTCCATGCAATATCAATCCAGTACAACGAGTTTCAGAATTTACAAATTGTTTATGACTATTGACTCCGATTTTATCCTCAACCATCGAAATACATTGAAAAACATAACCCTCATGATCTAGTTTAACGTCATAATTGTTACTTAAAAACTGTTTTTGAAAATATAGTTGATCATCATCAATATCGTTAATGCCAACCAAAAGCATCTTTTTAAGTTCAGAAACAACACCAATAAAACAACCGCTGTTTAGATAGGGATACCCATTCGCTGGTTTGGGAAATTTAGATTCTAAACTTCGATCTGGCCAACAAACTTTTTCTGCTGCAAATAAAACCTTGCAATGAAAACTTAAATAACGATCTAAAATTGTATTCGCAGTATCGTTGATAATGACGTCGTAACCATCGACAAACATAACGACGTCGTTATCGCGATAATTTTCTAATTCTTCGCGAAGAAGATTAATCTTCATGCCGCCACCAGGTCCTTTTTTCACATCCCCGCCTGTCCAATCTACACCAGCGCCGAGAACTTTAACCTCAATATTATTCGATTTTGATGAGTTGAGTAATTGATGCGCTTTTTGTAAATCTGTTGCAACAGTTACAACTTTAAGTTTAAAATCTTTAAAATATTTTGTTCCCGTACCGATTTCAGTATCTGAAACATTAAAAGCGCCAGAAACAGGTTTGCAAATGTTTGGTTCATACGCAAGTGCAGGTATTTTCGGTAAATGATAAAAGTGTGAATTTAGTTCTTTTGATGGATGAATACCGAGCATTAATGGTACATATTCATCTGCAGGAAGCAAGTTATTAAATGCAAAACGATTGCAAAGTTTTCTGGCAGCAGAAGGTTGAATTGCGTACGCACATGTCCAATATGAGTATGTTGGAATTGCGCATTTTTCATTCACTCGAACAGGTTTACCTCCAATGTCTTTTCTTGACAAATAGACAAACTCTTTTGATTGAATTAGATCTAAAAGATGATTTAAATCAAAATTAGGTAAAAATTCAACATCATCTTCAAAAACGATTATTGGTTCATTTAATTCAATACATTTATTCCATACGCCAATATGACTTAACGTACAGCCAATTTCACCATGTGTAAATTTACGATTATGATATGGATCGCGCCAAGAACGATAGGTATCATAACCCATTTGCAGTAGTTGTTCATGATCAATTTCCATACCATTTACCGCATCAAAATGATGCAAAGTAATTTTCGTTTTATCTGGAAATTGTGCGTTAAATCGACGTGTAAAAGATTCTAATTTTGCAGAATTTTTTGCAAGACTAATCACAAATGCATGAATCATAAATTATCCTCAAGTTGGTTCTATTGGCCAAATCACTTCTTGTGGTGTTGCGTATGTTTGCGGAATATCACGAAGCAATTGTCTATATGTAGCCCATTCTGTTTTCTTCTCTGCGGGAAAGTCTGGGAGTTGTGTATGATCGCTGTTTGTAAGTTTTCCGTTTCTTCTTAAACGAATTTCATCCCATGTTGGTACTGGTATCGTTCTTTCTGTCAAAGAAATCACACCATCAGTAACAATAATAATCTTGTTATTACCATTTAACTCTTTTAAAAGGTATTCATGTTCTTCTTTTGTAATTGGAAGTGAATCTTCTGGGTATGACTCATATTCAATTTCAGTGATATAAAAACCACGCGTTTTATTTGAGTAATATGCATACGGTTCTGTCATAAAATTTATAACTCCATTTAATTACACTGCAAGACCAATTGCAACCCAAGTAACTCCAACTGCAGCATGGCTACCGCCACCAACTTCATTTACGGTCATTTGAAAAGAACTTGTGTAAGCCAGATTTTTATCGACAGTCATCCAAGAATATCGCTGCATCGTTGCACCTCCCCAATTTGTTCCACTCACACACCACCCACCTAATGTGTAGATTGATGGGTTAAATGGCGGATTTGCAGTTTCAGAATTAAATGAAGTTGGGAATGTTATGGTGACTGTTGTTCCATCAGTCGCATAACCAGGAAATGCACCGTTGCCAGTAGGTAAAGGATAAAACCCGAACTGCATAAGAAGATTATTTGGAAATCTTACCCATGAAGAAACTGTGGTTGCTGCCCAAGCACTAAATCCACCTGAGTATTGTATCGGAGTTAACGATTCAGTGAAGCCACCACCTCCACCACCGCTCCCTGGCAATCCTTGTGCGCCTTGGAATCCTTGTGGACCAGAATTGCCAGCTGCACCTTGTGATCCTGGATCGCCTGTTGCGCCTCTAAATCCTTGTGGACCACCAAGACCTTGCGATCCAGTAGCACCTTGAAGACCCTGTGGTCCTGTGAGTCCAGTTGACCCTTGGAACCCCTGTGCGCCTTGAATGCCTTGTTGACCTCTAAATCCTTGTTCACCTTGAAATCCTGTTGGTCCTCTAAATCCTTGGAATCCTTGTGGTCCCTGTACGCCTTGTGGACCAGTAAGACCTTGAGGACCAGGAAATCCTTGTTGACCGCGAAGACCTTGAGGACCAACAACGCCTTGTGGTCCAATTACACCTTGTGGTCCAATTACGCCTTGTGCACCTTGAATACCTTGCGCACCTTGAACGCCTTGTGATCCAGGAGGACCAACACCAGGAGATCCAGAAGCACCTTGGAATCCTTGCGCGCCTTGAAAACCAGTAGCGCCCTGAAATCCTTGTGCGCCTTGAATACCTTGACGACCTTGAAGACCCTGTGGTCCAGTTACGCCCTGCGGACCAGTCAATCCTTGTGGTCCAACACCAGGTGATCCTGTTGCGCCTTGGAATCCTTGTGCACCTGGAAAACCATTGGCGCCTTGGAATCCCATTGGACCTTGAAAACCTTGAGTGCCTTGAAAACCTTGTGCGCCCTGTACACCTTGTGCACCTTGAAAGCCTTGTGAACCTTGAGCGCCTTGTGCTCCTTGAACACCTTGAGCGCCTTGTCGACCTTGCGCACCTTGAAATCCTTGTGGACCACCAGGAGGTCCCTGATCGCCTTTATTGCCTGTTCGATAAAAACGAATTGAATATGGATTACCATAAGTGGAAAGTGGCATTCTTCCTGACAAATATTGAACGCCAATTTTAAAGTATTCTTCTATTGGTCCTGGCTGCGAAGAATAAGTTATACTTGTAACTTTCCATAAAGAGAAGTTTTTATCAGTCGGATCAACTCCACCGCCACCGCCGCCGCTTATATCAACAGAAACTTGTTCATCAAGTTCTAGATAACCTTTAAAGACATCTGTTGTGCTGTCATCAAATGTATTAAACCAATCATCGTGACGAATTGAATATACATCACCTGGATCAATAAACACTTGTGTAACTTGATCAATTGCGATATTATTAAATCTAAAAAATCCTGTTCCTGGATCACTATCGGAAATTGAGCCATCAGGACCTGAAGGAGGTTGATAAAGATAAGTTGTTCCACCATTTGATCCTGATGAACCTACCGCTCCCTGACGACCTTGTGCGCCTTGTTGACCTTGAACGCCTTGAAAGCCTTGCGCTCCTTGTTCACCTTGACGACCTTGATGACCTTGTACGCCTTGATGACCTTGAACACCTTGATGACCTTGTACGCCTTGAAATCCTTGTTGGCCAATTGGTCCTGTGCCACCATCTGGACCAGTTGGTCCTGTTTGACCTTTTTCTCCTTTTGGTCCTGCTGGTCCATCTGGTCCTGTTGTTCCTAACGGTCCTTGCGGTCCAGGTGGTCCAGGACCGCCTGGTACACCTGGTGTGCCTGGTGCACCAGATCCAGGAAGACCTTTTTGACCTGTTGGTCCTTGAGGACCCTCGTCTCCTTTTGGACCTGTTGGTCCTTGTGGTCCTTGTGGACCTGTTGGTCCATCTGGTCCTGTTGGTCCCACTGATCCTTGTGGTCCCATTGGTCCAGTTGGTCCTGGTGGACCAGCAGCACCCTGTGCTCCCGCGCTGCCTTTTTCGCCTTTTGGTCCTGGAATAAATGAATCGGCACCTGTGGCACCTTGAGGACCAGGAGGACCTGGTGGTCCTGATGGACCATTTGGACCTTCGGGACCTTCAGGACCTGGTGGTCCTGGTGGTCCTCCTGGACCAGCATTACCAGGAGAACCTTTATCTCCTGGTGGACCAGGGATGAAAGAATCAGCACCTGTGGCACCTTGAGGACCAGGAGGACCTGGTGGTCCTGATGGACCATTTGGACCTGTCGGACCTGCTGGTCCCGCAGGACCTGCTGGACCTGCTGGACCTGGGGACCCAGGTGATCCTGGTGGTCCTGGCGTAGATGAATCAGCTCCTGTAGCACCTTGTGCTCCTGGTGGTCCTGGAGGACCAGGAACTGTTGAATTCCCACCTACTGAACCTTGTGCACCCACAGCACCTTGTGCACCAGGAGCACCTTGAGCACCTTGAGCGCCTTGTTGACCTTGTGATCCTTGCACACCTTGAAAACCCTGCGCTCCCTGTACACCTTGTGCACCCTGAAAACCTTGTGCACCTTGAACACCTTGTGCACCTGTAAATCCTTGCGGTCCTTTTGTGCCAACGTCACCTTTAATTCCTTTTTGACCTTTTTTGCCACCCTCAGCACCTTGGAATCCTTGTGCACCCTGAAATCCTTGTGCACCACCAGGAGCTCCTGGTTCGCCCTTTGCACCAATAATTGAACTTGCAACAAGATCAATTATTACATTAGTGCGTTGACCATTTTCATCTTCATTGCCGCTTATAATTAAATTTTGTGTGTTACCGCTTTTGAAATTTAAAATTGGTTGTTGCCCAACTAAAAATTCTTCAACTTCAATTTCTAAATTTGTGCCACCAGTGCTACTACCTGCTTTATCAAAATCAATTCGTACATCTTCATTATTAAGAAATGCTGTTGTACCACCTGCAATATGCTCAATATCAAATATATGATAACCTTCGCTGCTAATGTCATTAACTGGCGTTGAATATGCAAATACGGCGAAGTTTGCAGTATTTGATGCGCTAATAATTTTTAAATAACCAGAA